CATATTGCCTGGGGATTCCAATGGAGATAGAACTGTACCGCTAGCTGCAGCCTTTTCTAAAATATTGTCGCTCATATTATTTTTTCACCCACTTTTCCTTTTAAATTATTTCTGCGGTGCCGAGGAAGCGTCCGCCCCAAGTTGATTGGGTTTTAGTGATTGTCTTATCTGATGATTCACCAAGTTCACCAGACTTCTTTACTGCAGTATCTGCCTCTACAGACTCTACTCTTCCTGAGAGAGTTGAGAGTACTTCTGAGATTCCTGCAAGAGCTTTATTAACCTCTGCGTATCCGCTTTCAACTTCTGCAATCTTGTCACCAAGAGCCTTTGTTACTTCTGCCACTGTTCCAGCTACTGCTGTTACAGACTCAACATTTGTTACTGTGCTCTTTGCAACGATTTCCTCTACAAAAGTCTTAACTTCGTTAAGGGCTTTCTCCAAGTCAGATGCCTCACCATTTTCGGTGGAAGCGTCTGCCTCTGCTACATCTTCTGATGCAGCTTCTTCGACTGTTTCGATAGCTTCTTCTTCAGTTGTTTCTTCTACTACATCGGACTTTTCAACTGCTTCTACAGATTCTTCTGCTTCAACTGCTTCAACTTCTTCAATAACTTCATCAACAACTACTTCTTCTACTACATCTGTAGTAGTTTCAATGTTTTCAGCCACTTCAACACCTCCTTCGTTGTTTTGGTTGGCAACTGACTGAGTATCAGTCTCAATTGCCTTATTTACTACCTCATTGGATAGTAAAACTTTTGTTGGAATACCGAAAACTTTCTTCACCTTTGTGCTCCATGCTCTCAAGGTATTCATTCTATGTCCCACTCTAATATCTGTTGGTTTCCAAGAACCGTTAGACTCCTGATAAACTGTAATTGCTACAGCAGGATTTTCAGGAGTAGCGGTGATTGTTACGCTTGAATTAGGCACAACAACTTTACCACTAGTTACTATTCTTGTAATTTTACCACGAGCTGTTCCTCCAGATGAACCCCATTGTACAAAATCGCCAACATTAAATTTTCTTTTATTTAGGTCATCCTCATCAGCGTCAGTTTGAATGTCTGACATCTCTTCATTTTGCTCTGGATACTTGTTTGGAGTATCTTCATTTGTTACAACATTTGCTGCTTTTACCATTGCAAAAACTGCCTTAGCTGTTGAAGAATCATCTACCTCGTCAACCCAGCCAATGGTGTTTAAATCGCAATTGCAATTTGCACACTTGTGAGTTTCTTCGGATCCAGTATAGGCTAGATTATCTGCCTCACACCAAAATACATTTTGGATATTTGACTTATTAAAAATTCCATCAGCAACATTGCCATGATCTGTTTTTTGAATAGAAAAAATATTTGCTAGTTGATTTGCTGGGGAATCAACTAGTGATAATTCTACTAGATCATAGTCTTTAATTATTCTAACTGTTTTTTGTGATTCTGCATCAAGTACTGGTTCTGAGTCTTTTACATTTCCGCCAACTGAAAATCCAGTAAGCGTACCATCTAGGACCATTTCCCAAATATTATCTGCACCCTTTGAAATATAAGCATCAACGTACACACCACTATATTGCTTGTTTGTTTCCATATCAAAAAAGGTTTCTGTTCTAAAGTTTACAACTTTTCCTGCTGGAATTGGCTGGTGCATTAATCGCACATTTCCTCTAAAGCTTTCAAATGCTTTACGAGATGCTTCGGATGTAATCCTGTCTCCTTGACGATCAACATTGTCAAGTGTTGCAAACCCAGATACGATTCTCTTTTCTACGTCTACCTTTGAGATAGGCATGGTCAATGTGATTTGTTGACCATTGGTAGTAAGAGAAGCTTTTTGTAAATCTACCATAGCATTTCAATTATATAACACTTTTCTTATTATAGTGTTATTATTGCTGTTGTCTTCCGTCACCCTGAGTAGCTCTTGATCCAGTTCCAGTATCTGCAGCATTTGCATCTCTTTGTTGATCCCTCAACCTATTTCCAGAAGCCTGTGTTCTTTGTTCTGCTGCTTGTTGTGGCTTAAGAACAACTGGTGTGTCTCCATCAGGAAGTTGCGACATTCCAAGTCTAGCTCTTACTTCGTTAGGCATAATAACCTGCATTCTAAGGTATCTTTCATCAATTTTTGACTGAGTGTCTTCGTCTGTAAGGGTAAGCTCGTTAAACTTTAGCTTAAACATATCTGTTTTTTCTGCAACAAGCCTATTAATGGATTTTCCAAGAGCATCTTGTTCTGGACGACAAACCTGTTCTTTAAAGGTTTTATCTGCTTCACGAGCGTTAGCAAGAGAAATGTTTTCCATGCTTCCAATCTTTGAAATTGGAACCCTATGAGCCATTAAAATTTCGTGAATATTAGACTTTCTATAATTATTAAAGGAAGAGTCTTGAATTCCATTTTCAATTGCCTCCATTTTAACTTCGACTTTATTTCCATTTCCATCATCTGCAGGAAGGGGAACAACAACTGTTCTATGGTTTTGTCCACGAAGATTATTAGAAAAGAAGTCAAATAGCTTCTGCTCAGCGTCTCTTGAAAGCTTCGCTCCCTTAATCCAAAAAACATATCTTGGAACAGCTTTATTTTCAAAGTATTCAAGGTTAAACTTGGAAGCAAACTCATTACCAGCCATAGCATTTTTTGCTGCAACAATTGCAGGAATTCCATAATAAGTGTTTGTTGGAGTATAGGTTTTAAGGTGAATAATTTCATTTGGACGAGGATCGTCACCAATTGGATTAGACTGACTTACGTCTTGAAAATTTCTAAAAAATACTGCTTTTCCATTTACTATCTGAACAAATCCATCACGAAGACGGCGAACACGAATAGTAGAAGCTGGGATGTGACCAATATATCCAATTTCACCAGTTGTGGTTCTACCAATTTAAAGATATCCGTTACCAGTTGATTCCTTATCAATAAGGGCTTTCATTAAAGTTGCAGTAAAAGTATCTTCGTCATTTCTTGACTCTAGCCACTCAATTGTAGATTCTCTTGCTCTATCAATTTTTTTTCTTGCACGACTTAATCTTTCTGGATCATTAATGTCTTCAAGTGCTTGCATTACACTAAGTGATGGGTCTAGAGAATATCCAAGACCAACAACGTTTGAAACTTTTGCATTAATTGCAGCAAAGTTTGCTGCAGAAACTTCATATATTCTGGAAAGAGAATTCATGTTGTATGGAGCTTCAACGACATCAAAGATTCCGTATCCATACTTATCTGGAACTATTTGCTTTGAAGAAGATCCATCTCCAGTAAGGCTGTTGTTATCTGCCTTTTCAATCTTTCTTTTGGCAGCTCTTCTAAAATTATGGCTTAATCCAGATAGCTTCATTACCTCATCAGCAGGTTGGTTAAAATCATCTTTAGAGGTTGTAAAGTCATTTTCTGCTTTTTTTACAGAAAGCATACTGACATCAGAGCCGTTAATTTCTTGCATTTTGAATTACCTCTCTCCAGTTTTCTGTATCTCCATAAGGAGTCAAACCTTCAGCCATTCTTTCGTGATCTTCTCTTGACTGATCATCGGATACTCTTCCAACTCCAGGCATAAACTTTGCTTCACCTTCTGGTTTGCCCCAATAAGCAGCTGCGTCAGCTAGGGATTTCATTTTTGAAATATCATATTTTCTAGAAGGAACGTTTAGTGTATTACCACTATCATCCATAAATGGTTCGCCATTTGGCAATATCCAGACATAGATTCCATATTCTGCTTTGCTTTCTACAGCATTTACTTTATTTTTTGTATTTGACATACCACCATGATACCATTTTTATAATAATTAAGCAAAGTATCTAATAGTATCTAACTCTTGCTTCAATGTTTGCAGTATCTGAGTTATATGCAACATATTTTTTCTGTGTAATAATCTGACCAAATGATTGATTTGAAGAAACGGTAGATTTTAAATAATAAGTGCTTCTGTTTTGCCAACCTTCTTTTACAAAAACTACGGTTCCATCAGAAAGTGCAGTTTGCTTGGTAAGAACAAAATGTAGTTGGCTTGGGGCACCAGAATATACTACACTTGACACTTGATATATTCCATTTTGACTAGGGGTAGTTTGATTTTTTAAAAGAATATAGTCGTTTAAAACCATCTCTACCTGATCTAATTTCAATAAGTCTCTGTTGCCAAAATAGTTAAGTCTCCAGTTATTTCCTGAAACATATGTAATTGCGACATTTGTGGTTGAAGACAATCTTGGACAAAGAGATCTAGATAAGAAAGATGTTTGATTTCCAAGTTTTTGATAAATGTGCGTTCCGTCAGATGTCTCTGTGTCATTTAAAACAAAATTCATATAAGATGAACTTTGACCAACTGGAACTCTTTCTGCAATAGTTCCAAAGTAGGACTCATAAAAATAATTTATTCTTGAAGGAGCAAGGTCAGTGAGAATTACTGATATGTTATCTGCAACCCAAGACGCACCAGCATACCCCATAAACAAGTTGCTATTATATGCAATTCCAGCTGTAAATTTTATACAGAAATGATTCCAGTTGCTAAAGTTATAGGTTGCACTGCTACTATATCTTTCTCCATTTATATATAGCTGAACGCCAGTTGGCTCTGGAGTGCCTAATGTTATGGTGTGTGAAGGTGAGGTTTCGGCTGTTCTCAAAAGCTCTACCTGACTTGCTGTTCCAGAAACATGTCTTGCAGTAAACATTACTTCATAAATTTTAGGAGTTAGGTCAGTTACGGTTAATACATCACATGGTATTTTTATGTAAGGATTTACAGAAGATACTGTAGATCCGTTTGGCAAAACAAAGCTTGCATTACTCCAAGCACCACCAACGGGAACTCCAGTAAAAAAAGACCTATGCAAGTCTGTTGTTTGTTCTACTTCTGGGAGAAGTAAAAATGGATGATTCACGCTATTACTATATCCAGAAAAATATTTAATATTTGATCCAGGAGAACTATCATTTACTTCTACATAGTTTTTTGAAGACTCTACTCCAACTGGATATGTATAAATTCTAAAATGATCAATATGACCAGGTGTATTATTTGCATCAGTTGAATAAAGAGTTCCAGAAACTAAGTACTGAAGTTCTTGTGCTTTTACTGTACTCGTTATACCATATGGAATTCTTAATAAATTAATATCCTTGTTAGTCTCAATGGCTGTTACTACATTATCTACTATTTTATTTAACGTATAGGTAATTTCTGAACAGTTAGATCCAATATCAACCTTCGGAGC